TATATCGGTGTAAAGTTCAATTCTAACCTGATCGATTTTTTGGTAAACAATACCATCTGCTGAAAAATTATCTGAACCAGGCAATAAAAGACAGATAAACGGTGGATCTGGCGATTCTCCTTCAGCAAAATGGTCATATGCATATGGAAGATTGCATTCATCAAGTATGCTTTTTATGTCGTCATAGCTCATACTCAGCCGCCTTTCAGTTTCTGCTCGATGGTTTTTACAAGCGTTTCGTTGCCGCGCTGTTCGGCAGGCGCAATGTGAGGTTTTCCCTCCACACGGCCTCCGCCGCGTTTGGCGTGTCCATATTCCAACAAATGGGTGAGCTGATAACGATTTCTCGAATGAACTACCATATCGATGCTGTTAGCGTTCTCGCTGATGCTCTTAATAGACCAGCTTTTTTTATACCTGCCAGTCAGGACGGGTGCAGAACCCTCGATATCTTTCTTCACCGATTTAGCAGTATCTTTGACCGCGTCCTTCATATCATCAGTTGCGAGCTTAGCGTACTCTTCCAGCTCTTTCATAATGATGTCTCCCATCTCGTCTATTGAAACTTTCTGGCTCATTTCTTCACCTTCTCCAGCTTGCAGTTGAATTTTAAACTGTTGTGCTTACAGCCCATCGGGTTCGCATAGGTAATGTTATAAGTCTTGCCGGCAGCTACGATCCGGAACTTCGTGGATTCCACTGCAGCAGTCTCCGAGGAATATCGGACTGTAAAATCCAAAGACTCCTCTTGATTTACGATAGCATCACTATTCTCTGATCCACTGCTGGTTCCCACTGTCGCCCAGCAGGAAAAGTAATCCGTCCAGGTATTCGTGTGGTTCCCGTACTTATCTGTAACTGTTTCATTTTTTTGGATCTTGATCCGGACCCGAAGTTCCCCGATATTCATCCATTCACTCCTTCCCGGAGCGCAAACAAAATGGACCGGAGCATCAAAGTCAGAGCATGATGATCCGCTTCCTCTCGATGCTCAAAAAGATATGCCGTTGCATATAACACGGCGACCTTCATTGTCTCGCGCACGGCAAGAAGCTCATCTCTTGTATAAATCTCTGACTCTTTCACATCCGAATTCACCGCTGCCCATTGATCCTCAGTAAGCCTTGCCACATCTACACACAGCCGTTCCGCCGATGATAAGAGGATGCTGATCGTGGCATCCTCATCGGATGTATCTACCCGAAGGTACTGTTTCACTTCCGAAAGCTCTATAAATGCCACGATCATTTACCTCCTTCTCAATTAGGGTGTTGTAGTACCGGTCTTCATCTGCAGAGCCTGAACCGCCTCCGGCAGAATCAGTTTGCCATCTACCCTCTGAGTGGAAATGAAACCAACCTGTTCAGTGCGGGCATAAAGCTCGTTGAGTCTTTTGAAGGTCCTTGACTGACGATCCGCAATCCAGTAGTAGCTGTAATCGCCGAAAAGCAGAGCCTTGGCACCGGCAGTGATTGCAGGCATATAAGCGCTTGTTACAATCGGACGACCAAGCAGGGTGTTCGGTTTGCCGATTTCCAGTGAAGGCTTCCAAATATAATTGTCATTCTTATCCTTCAGCGTCATAAGCTGGAGAAGCAGTGCCTCATTACAGATGAACTGAGCATTCTTTCTGTAAGGAGATTTCAGCGCATAATACAACTGAAAGACCTCGTCAAATTTGACCGCTGTCTGAGTCGCTGTAGTAACACCTACCGGAGCTCCACCCGTATCAGCAAGAATACCAAGTGGCTTATTCTTACCATCACCAGATAAGAATGCTTTTTCCTCTGCATTTCCCATACGAACACCAAAACGACGAGCAATATAGGATGCAAGATCAAACGCAGAATCATTTAACAGCTCATTTGATACCTTAATCAGTGTACCCATCTTGTAAGCTCCAAGAGTTGTCTGTCCAAAAGTCGTATCAGCTTCCGGGATTTCCTCGCCTTCATCAATCCAGCTTGCTTCACCGGAATCCTCCGCAATCGGAATCTTTCTAGTCCCAGAAGAAGTACGGATAACAGTTGCGAGGCCCCTGAAGATGTTGTTCTCATCCAGAGATTCAACAAGCTGTCGTTCAAATTCATCTGGCACAGTATAGCCACCCTTTGGATCTTCACCTACGGAAAGTGCGTTCATAACCTCTGCATAATTGCCGCGATTACGGAGCATGTCCCAGAAGGCCTCACTGTACTCTGCTGTAGCAGTTGGAGCGTTTGTCTTCTTAGCACTGGTTTTCGGATCAGAATGCACCGGCAGTGAAGTAGGCGCTGCGAGTTTGGCATCCAGGTCTGCCTGATTCTCCAGACGTTCAATCTCATCACCGAGAGCTTTTACATCGGAAGCCATTTTGTTATACTGCTCGACTGCAGATGCCTCAACGAGACCATTCTCGTTTCTATGTTCCTCCAGGAATGCCTTTGTCTGCTCCCAGAGGGTGTTGCGCTTATTGCGTAAATCAATAATCTTACTCATGATATTTTTCCTCCTTAAAGGTATGAGTTATGAAAAACAGCTGGTTCCTTATTTCAGGAATTCCAGCTGTTTCTTCAGGATTTCATATGGCATGCTGCCATCTTCAGTTGTTCCGTTCAGTTTGATTACAGGAGAATGTTGCTCAGGTTCAGCTCTTGGCTTTGCCTTCTCACTGGTATCTCTTTCCCGGAGTTTATTTAGGATTGCCAGATCCATCATACGGCTCGAATACATGTGTGCCTCTGCACCGGGAATGATGACCTTTTTCTTCTTGTCTGGATCATTCTCATCAGGGCCGTCCGAATCAAGGTTATCGGGATCTTCCTTGGGATCATCGGGATCTTCTTTTGGGTCCTCATCAGGCTCTTTCTTATCCTGATACAGAATTTCATCTGCAAATCCAAGCTCGACGGCCTTTTTCGCATTCATCCATGTCTCGTTGCTCATAAGATCAGCAACCTTTTTACGAGAAAGGCCAGACTTCGCTGTATAAGCGTTGATAATGCTTTCCTTCACTTCATTCAGTGTCTCGATTGCCTTCTCCATGTCCTTGGCGTTGCCCATCGCAATTGTAGACGGGTCGTGAATCATAAGAAGTGCAGTCGGTGACATCTGAACCTGAGCTCCAGCCATCGCAACCACTGATGCAGCGGAGGCGGCGATGGACGCGATCTTGACGGTCACCGAACCGCCATAGTCTTTCAGCATTGTGTATATCTCTGCGGCTGCAAAGACATTGCCACCCGGACTGTTGACCCAGACCGTAACATCCCCATCTTCTGCTTCGAGTTCTTCTCTGAAGGCTTTCGGAGTGATCTCATCACCCCAGATAGAATCTTCGTCGATTGGGCCTTCCAATCGCAGGATTCTGCCTCCACTATCATCGTGAATCCAATTCCAAAATTTCTTCATCGTTTCCTCCTCGGAGGCCGTGCCTCCTTCGTTTTATTTTCTGTCTCTGGCTCGTCCTCCGGTGACTTTGTTCCTGCATTACCGTCACCTGCAAATTTGCCTGCATCTTCCAGTCGTACATACCCGCCATTCAGGTAGTAATCATCTCCACCTTTTTCGGCGGGAATCAGGTCCATATTTTCCAGGCGATGTACATCATTTGGTGAAAGGAACCCGTTGCTGATGCCGGTCGCATAGCCGCTCATACGGCTTTGGTAATCACCACGCAGAAGCCCATCTACATTGAACTTTGGAAAATAACGGTCCTGTTCTTCTTCCAACAGAAGATCTTTTTCAATCGCCTGCTCAATACGAACCAGCCAAGGTGTCAGAGTATGTACCACAAAATCAATACTCTGGTGTTCAATATTGGAGAATGTCGCATGGTCCAGGTCCTGCACCATGTGTGGAGGTACTCGGAAAATTCTACAAATTTCCTCAACCGAAAACTGCCGCACCGACAGGAACTGTGAATCTTCCGGAGGTAATGAAATCGGTTTGTAGGTCATGCCTTCTTCGAGCACCGCAACCTTATGTGCGTTGTTGGTACCTCCGTAGGTATCTGACCAGTTCTCACGAATCTTCTCGGGATTTTTTAGAACACCAGGATGCTCCAGTACCCCAGAAGGCTGTGCACCATTTCGGAAAAATGCAGACCCATATTTCTCAACCGCAAGTGTTGTACCGAGTGCGTTCTTCATCATGGCAATCGGCGAAAAGCCAACCAGACCATTAAAGCCAAGGCCCGGTACATGAAAGATCTCATCTCTTCTGAAATACAGATCCTTGTTCTGATCACCCGGAACCTCATTCGTATACGCATGATAAATGTAATAAATCTCACCATTCTCATCCCGGTCGACTTCTACGTTTTCCGGATATAGAGGATAAAGCGCCAGAATATTGTTCTTGCCGTCACGAATGATCTGCGCATAGGCATTGCCCCATAAGAGCAAATGCGTCATCATTGTTTCCCGAAAAGAAAAGCTTGTCATCTCCGGATTAGGCTGCCGATAAAGGACCTTATACAGCGGATGTTTCCTGGCTTGTTCTTTTCCTTTCTCCGTGTCGTCCGTAAACTGATACAAATGGAGTGGTAATCCTGCGACCGTCTCCGAAAGGAGTCGCACGCATGCATATACCGTTGCAATCTGCATGGCCGATTTCTCATCAACTCGCTCACCACTGTCGGCCCGGCCAAATAGAAATGTCTGCCCAGAATCGCGAACGTTGTCTGTCACCTCCGGCAGCTTTTCTTTAGGTGCGTCTCTTGGACTGGATAATCCCAGCCATGTTCTAAGTCCCATGTGTTTCTCCTTCCTCAAAATACAAGTAAACCTCGATCGTCATATACGCTCGAGGTGTTTTCATGCCTAATGCATCGGTCCAGGGCCATGATGGCTGCAACGATGCCGTCTATCTTTTCCGGTGACTTTGCTTTCGTGGGTTTGATGTTCTCTGCTGCATCCCGGTCTACGACTACATTTCCGCTCATCCAACGCATAACTGGATTGCCTCCGTGGATGATCTTCCCCTCCATCAGGAGCTTGTAGAACTCCTTCGTAGGTGGCGACATATCTTTAAAACCCTGGCCAAATGGAATCATCGTGAATCCGTCATCGGTCAGGTTTTGAATAAGCTGCGTTGCATTCCATCTATCCACAGCGATTTCCAAGATGTGATATTTCTCATAGAGCTTTTTTATAAAAGCCTGAATGAAGTTGTAGTCGATCACATTTCCTTCAGTCGCCTGCAAAAATCCCTGCCGATACCAGACGTCATATGGGACCGATGCTCTACGCACACGGAGCGGAATCGTGTCCTTCGGTACCCAGAAGAACGGAAGCATAATATATTTCTCATTCTCCATCCTTGGCGGAAACATCAGGACCAGCGCCGTGATATCACCCGTGCTTGAAAGATCCAGGCCGCCGTAGCAATCCCGCCCTTCAAGTAAAGCCAGATCAATGGATAGATCGCCTTTGTCATAGATCTGCTCCGGGATAAACCTGGTGATGGACGACACCCACATGTTTAACCGTAGCTGCTTGAACACATTCTCCTCCGCTGGGTTTTCCAAGGCCTCATGATACATGTCCCGGACGCGGTCAATCTGAATTGTTTCTCCCAAAGATGGATTTGCTTTGTACCAGTTTTTCTCATCATGCCAATCATCCTCATCGGTAAGTCCATAGACCACCGGATAAAATGTGTGATCAATCTTTCTGCCAGTCAAAAGGTCCATTGCCTTTGAATGCAGTTCGTAGCAGATTGATTCTTTATCAGTCCCGGCCGTCGTTATCAAAAAGTACAGCGGCTGCTCTCTGGCATCGCCGGAGCCTTGTGTAAGTACGTCATATAGTTTCCGGTTTGGCTGTGCGTGCACTTCATCCAGGACCAGTCCGGATACGTTCAAACCATGTTTCGTGCCAACCTCTGCAGAGAGGACCTGGTAGAAGCCTGCATTCGTGTAATTCACAATTCGCTTTGTGGCAGCCATGATCTTGGAGCGTTTCATGAGCGCCGGTGTCATTCGGACCATCTGGTGGGCCACATCAAATACGATGGACGCCTGCTGTCGGTCTGCCGCGGCTCCATATACCTCCGCAGATGGCTCATTATCTGCATAAAGCAGATAAAGTGCCACCGCTGCAGCAAGTTCGGACTTTCCGTTCTTCTTTCCGATCTCGATGTAAGCAGTCCGAAACTGACGGTGCCCGTTCTCATCAACGATTCCAAAAAGATCTCGAATAATCTGCTCCTGCCAAGGAAGGAGCCAGAAGCGTTTTCCGGCCCACTTGCCCTTGGTATGTTTCAGGTTTTCTATAAATTTGACAGCCCGATTCGCCTTTGCCGGATCATAATGAGACGTCTCAAGCATGAAGTGGGTCGGCTTGTAGTTTTTTAATTTCGGATAACCCTCATATCTTTCTGCCATTAGTCATCGCCTCCGAGTAAATCCTCCATCTCATCGACGACTCCGGATGCAGCGTTATCCGCAACAATCCTGGACCTTGATGCAGGTGTAAGACCAAACTGCTCGGCAAAGCGATTCATCACTTTCAAATATGTCTGTGCGATGCTGACCTGTGGAACCTGCTGCCAATAACCGGAAGGCGTCCGGACGATTGTCCCATGCTGTGTGATGAATTCCTCGGCTTCCTTCCATCTGGCATAGGCTTGACAGTATCCTGCAAAAGCCGCCATATCTACCTCTGTTAATATTCCAAGTGCCTCCATCTGCTTGGCCAGGCGTCGCCATTCCTTTTTTGCCTCCGGCTCCAGCCACTTCGGGCAGGAGGGAGCTTTCTTATCTGGCTTTGGCTCCGAATCATTCAGTGGCCGCTTACCGGGATTGCCTTCGAGCTTTTTGAGCGCGGTCGGCGTCGGCTTTCTTCCTCTGGTAGCCATAAGGCTCGCCTCCCTTCCTCATAAAGTAAAAGACCGCCGAAGCGATCTCTATCAGAACGAGAGATAGAGCCGATTGGCCCTTCTCCCGGAATTATCATTTTTAGTGTTTCTCAGTTGTAATTTTGAAGCAGAATGCTGAGCGCCAGCTCTGCTTCTTTGCAGGTTGGTTTCAAATCCCACCCGCGGTCATAACTGCATACCGTATTGTCTTTGATCCGAATCTCCAACTTTGAAATCTTACCCTTGTTGATTCCATAAATCTCACTCGGTTCTTCGTAGTGCTTTATCCAGTAATGGCAGGTCGTGTACTTGGCCTTGTCCTTCCCATCTGGAATTCCGATTGTTCCCTCGCTCCACATGTTTTAGGCCTCCTTTCCCGTCATCTTGAAAGCCGGGATCAGGTCGCGTTCTTCTCTTCCGAAGTGTGTGTAGCGGTCGTTGATCTTAATAATTCCGTCCAGGCTGCAGCCAAGCTCTGTCAGTTTGTCGATCGTTGTGATCAGGCTTGAAAAAGTCGAGCTGATTGTAAACTCCTTGATTCCGTTCTCCTTGCAATCTTGAAGGATCGCTTCGATGTCCTCGTCCCAAATGACCTCTGCGAAATTTGGAAGATCGTTTCCGGCTTCCGTGCTCCAAAGGTAAGCCTGAACCAGGGTCCGGTTCATTTTGATCTTCTGCCAATCTTCCTTTGTCTTTGCGTTTTCAATAGCTTCAACTGTGTATTTCATGTTCTTGTCCTCCGTTTTCTGTGCTTTTGTTTTCCTCTTCGGTACTGTATTAATCACTCTACGGCGGATATATATCCAGTCATTTCTTGCAATAATCTGTACAATCTTTGCACCTTGAAACTGTGTTATTTACACTCTCCGGTCAGGATGAAGTGCACATATTCTTGCTTGTGTTCCTCCAGGAAAAGGACCAGGTCATAAAGATCCCTCTCATAAGCAATTCGCTGAACAGCAGGAACATCAAACATGTTGGTAAGGCCGGTACTACGGACCGTCAAAATCTGTTCTTTGACCGTATCACTCATGCCGCTTCGGATCTTTCTGCATGAATCTTCTCCATAAGCTACTGACAGACTGCTGCCATTGTCCCAGACAACCATGATCGACCCAATGTCATCCACTCCTTGGACGGTACCGCAAGTGCCAATTGGCGGCGCCTGTAGATCATCCATCTTCATAAGCTCGACGCGGGTCCCAGCAGGGAAGTGCTCTCTTATGCGTTCCACGATCTCTTTACTCGGAAAGTTCGTCATCGCTTGTGCCTCCTTCAGCTGTGGTTGCTTCTTTTTCAGCTGCCCGTTTTGCTTTGGCTTTTTCCTTGGCTGCTTCGACTTGATCCTGAGTCTTAAAAGCTGCGTGGCCGGAAAGGTTCTGAAGAATAATTCTTCGTGTGGTCTTGAACTCGTCTCCAGTCATTCCCAGTCGCAGAAGCCATACTCTGCATGCATACTTTTCATTTGTGTCATCAACCTCTTTTGCCATGATCCGTTTCTGCTCGATGGCTGACTTATTCATGAAAGCTGCCAGATCCATAAAGGCTTTGAACTCTTCCGGGCTTGTCGCCATCGGGAATCCAGTAAAGCAAACTTTATCATCCGCAAAATCAATTCCTTCCAGTCCGTTTTCAATTGACGTGATTGTCTTGAGTGCCTTTTCCCTTGTTGCCGTGCTTTCCTGCTTTGCCAGGGCTTTCACCAGATCCTCGCTTGCTTTGAAATGACTGCCGATCGCCTTGTTGAGAAGGCCGGCCCTCGAAAAGATCAAGTTCATGAGGTTCCGGATACTTGTTCCAGTGTGTCCATCCAGCGAAAGTGCAATGGAAAGCTCAGTCGGGATTGTTCCGTTCAAGCAAGTTTCAGAATCATCTCCGGTTCCCGCATCGGAAGCGTCCGCCGTTTCCATCTTTGGCGTCTCAATCAATTCTTCCGCCGCCAGGGTATTTACAATCTCCATGTCTACTTTTTCTTCCTCCACTGTGATGCTTCCGTCCTTCTCAATGGTGTATTCGCCGACGGCGTAAGTGCAGCTCGGAACTCCATTGTAATGTGGCTTAACTCCAGTAAGCTCGCCGAGCCTCTTAACCAATGCTTTTCTGTCTTCTGCCTTCTTTGTAAATCTCATCATGTTTTTTCCCTCCGTATGAGTGTTTTTGTTTACCTTTCGGTACTGTATTAATCACTCTACGTCGGAGATATATCCAGTCATTTCTGCAGAGATTTTAAAGATTGACATATGTGACAAACGGTCCTAAAAATACTAAGCACATTATTTTCATGTCTTACCATCAGCGGCGTCCACAGCAACCTCTTCATACTTCAGTTTCTGCCCGTTTCGGACAACATGCACGTCCTTCGTGCTGCCGCTCTCATGCTCAATGTATCTCTTTACGATGACATCCACGAATTTCGGATCGAGCTCAATGCCTCTGCAAACGCGGTCCGTTTCCTGACAAGCAATGAGCGTGCTGCCAGACCCAAGGAACGGATCAAGCACAATCCCATTGGTAGCAGAGCTATTCTTAATCGGGTAGCTCATCAGAACTACCGGTTTCATGGTCGGATGGTCCTTGGAAGATCGCGGTTTATCGTATTCCCAGACCGTAGTCTGTTTCCGGTCGCTGTACCATTTATGCGTGCCCTTTTGCTTCCAGCCGAATAGACAAGGCTCGTGTATCCACTGATACGGGCTGCGGCCCAAAACCAAACTATTCTTCTTCCAAATACAACAGCCGGAAAGATAGAATCCGGCATCCTGAAATGCCTTACGGAAATTTAGTCCTTCAGTATCCGCATGCCAGACATAGATGGAACCATCATCCGCCAGGTTTGCGTACATAGCCTTGTAGGAAGATAGCAGGAAATTATAGAAGTCCTGGTCGGCCATGTTATCATTCATGATCTTTCCGGCCGTCTCTTCAACATCAACGTTATATGGAGGATCCGTCAGAACCAGATTTGCCTTCACACCATCCATAAGAGCCGTGTAATTTTCTTCATTTGTCGAATCGCCGCAGAGCACTTTGTGCTTTCCCAGGAACCACATATCACCAAGCTGACTCATCGTCGGCTCTTTCAGTTCCTGATCCACGTCGAAGTCGTCTTCCTTCACTTCTTTGTCATGGACCTTATTAAAAAGCTGTTCAATCTCAGGCGGCTCAAAGCCGGTCTTTCCAAGATCAAAATCACTGTTCTGGATGTCTGCAAGCAAGTCTGCCAGCATCGTCTCGTCCCAGGAACCAGTGATTTTATTGAGTGCAATGTTCAGCGCCTTCTCACGGACCTTGTCTACATCAACGACGGCGCATGGCACCTCGGTATAGCCGAGGTCAATTGCCACGTTCAATCTCTGGTGACCGCCGATGATTGTCATATCAGAATTGACAACCAGCGGATCTGCAAAACCGAACTCGGTTATGGAATCCTTAATCTTCTGGTATTCTTTATCGCCCGGCTTCAGCTTTTTCCTTGGATTGTATTCGGCCGGCTTCAGACTCATCACCGGCAGGACTTTCAGCTCTGCTGTTTTCATGTAAAATTTCCTCCTTCGCCTTCCGGCGCTGACTTCGTTTATTGAATGCCCACCTGCAGCGGTCTGAGCAAAAGCTCCTCGGCCGGCCGGTCTTGTTTTGCATCACTGGTTTCCCGCACTCCGGACAGAAGCATTTTGCGCAGGCAGCAATGAACTCTGATAAATCCTGCGAATCAAATTCGCGCTCCATAACTCCTCCTGTCCACGAAACACCTGCATGTCCACGAAATTCCACGCGAGCATAACGTGAAAAAGCAGCGGTGGATTTGTCATCCATCACTGTCTTAACTTAGTGCTTCCAGTGTTCATTTCGCGGCCCGAGATATTTTGTCTTTGCCTGATTTCAGGCGGTTTTCGTCCGGTTTCTTCCGGTGCCGGGTTCGTGCCCGGTGTACATTTTGCGGGTACAGCCAGGTGACTGAACCCCCGCCCTAACAATTTCGCGGATTTTAGCGCAAGAGGGGGCGGCGGTCCCCGCGGCAAATCCTTTTAGGGATTTCATCCCGCCCCACCCGGTGAAAATCCATGCACCAAAATCAATAGTGATACGTAGGAGTCTCGTCCTCGTTTCTTGTTTTCTGATCATGGCATCTCTTGCAGAGAGGCTGCCAGTTTGATCGGTCCCAGAAGAGTTTCTGATCTCCCCGGTGAGGAACGATATGGTCTACAATCGTAGCCTTCACATACCTTGGCGGGTCCTTTGCCAAGCAGCGAATGCAGAGTGGATGTGCTTGCAGGTACCGTCTGCTCTCCCGTTCCCACTGGCTGTTGTACCCACGCTTCGCGGAAGGACGTGCCTCCTCTGGGTGCAGCGGTTTGTGTGCTTCACAGTATTTCTGTCCTGGCGGTACCAGTGCACTGCAGCCTGGATGCCGGCAGGGAACGTTTGGTCTATACGGCATCAGCGCCTCCTTCCACAAAGAAAGCCCCAGGTACCATAGCACCCGGAGCTCATCTTCAAATCTTGCTGACTATACCATATCATAAGTGCCACCCGGACAATTGCGGACATTTCCGGCGCACTCATATAACAGTCGGGTTTTCTGGTACGATCACATGGGCCAACGCTCTATTGTGCCACCTGCGAATGGTACGCTCGTCCGCATACAGCTCGTCACCGATTCTTGCCCACGTGTAATTTTTGATATAGCGGTAGGTAAGGACAAGCCGTTCATCCATGTTCTCGACTTCGGCAATCGCGCCCTGAATCTCATTTTTCAATTTCAGAAGCAGATCCAGTTCTTCATTTACCTTCTGCTCGTATTCCCAGACTCGCTCCAGAGTCTTCACGAATGCGGCTTCGGTTGGACGATTGGGATTGTAGTGTTCTTCAAATCCCGGACTACCAACATCTCCGGCAAGTGACTGTAATGTTGCAATTTCTTCTCGGTCCAGTTTGATTCGCTGTTCCAGGCGGTATGCCTGATTCAAATATGCCTTTGGCGTCATTTGCTCACCTCTTCTCTTAATCTCCGGATCAAATAATCCGGGTCTACCGAAGTGAGCATGCTGTACCAACCTGAATGAAAGAAACGCTCCAGATCCATTGCCTCTTGCATGGCTATTTTGTTATTGTGCTTTCGTTTCAACTTTTTAAGGGCTGCGATATAGTCCTTTCCCGCTTCCGAAACGATCACATTGGCAAGATTCTCATAAGGATCACCATCAGTTCTATTTTGCATATGCTTTCCTCCGGTACTTTGTTTTGTTCCCCTCGGATTGGCATAGATTGACTCGGCCTGTCTGGGCTCATTTACAGTTCGGCCTTCACAGCTTCGATTAAGGCATTCTGGCCCTTCTCCTTGTGAGAGATTGCTTCCAGAATTCTTTCATCGATTGTCCCGGCTGTTACAATGTGCTGTACCACAACGGCCCCTGCCTGCTGGCCCTGTCTCCGCAGCCTGGCATTGGTCTGTTCATATAATTCAAGAGACCACGTAAGTCCAAACCACACGATCACGTTTCCGCCCTGCTGCAGATTTAGGCCGTGGCCTGCGGATGCGGGATGTATCAGCCCGACCTGGTATTTGCCCTCATTCCATTTCCGGATACTATCCTCCGAAGAAATGCGATCATAACTGACTTTCAGCTGATCCAAACGTTTGATGATTCTTGTCAGATCGTGCTTATACCAGTAGCAAAGAAGAAGTGGACCCTGTGCTGCTTCAATCAAATCCTCTAAGGCATCCAGTTTCCGGTCATGGATGTGAACCACTTCGCCGTTATCGGAATAGACTGCTCCATTTGCCATCTGACAAAGCTTTCCGGAAAGAGCTGCCGCATTTGCTGCAGTGATATCATCCTCATCCTGGTAGGGAAGAATCAGGTCATGCTTCATTGATTCGTACTTGGCGGTCTCGTCCTCATCCATGTAAACCGGATACCGCTCTGATAATAGTTCCGGCATTTTCAGATGATCCATTGCCTTCATAGATATTGTGATATCCGATATCTTGCTATAAATCCTGTCTTCCGCTCCCGGAAGGAGCTTATACGAATACACGATTTGGCCGTTCATCTTATCCGGCATGAAATATCCTGTTCGGTATTGTGTAATGAAACGGCCAAGTCTCTGCCCCATATCCAAACACTTAAACTCTGCAAACAAGTCCATCAGTGAGTTCGGAGCCGGTGTTCCTGTGAGTCCAACGACCCTCTTGACCTTTGGCCGGACCTTCATGAAAGCCCGAAACCGCTTTGACTGCCAGCTCTTAAACGAAGAAAGCTCATCCAGAACCACCATGTCATATTCAAATGGCATCTTTGACTTTTCAATCAGCCATTGCAGGTTTTCTCGATTGATAATTGTGATATCTGCATTCTGCTTGAGGGCATCCATACGCTCTTTCTCCGATCCGACAGCTACCGCAAATGATAGATTCTGCAGGTGATCCCATTTTGTGATTTCATCCTTCCAGGTAACCTTCGCTACCCGAAGCGGTGCTACGATGAGAACCTTACTAACTTCAAAGCGGTCATACAGAAGTTCTTCAATCGCTGTCAATGTGATCACCGTCTTGCCCGCTCCTAAAAATAGGATCACAGCGCTGATCGGGTGCTGCAAAATGAAGTCGGTCGCAAACCTCTGATAATCATGTGGCTCATATTTCTGTTTCCTGTATTCCATCCAAAATTCCTCCGATTTGCTTCTCATTGTCCAAGACATAAACCTGAAAGCCCAGACGCCGAAGCTGCTCATGTCTATGAAGTTGCAGTGGCCGTGGTAACTTGCCTGGTGCCTTCACTTCCACAAAACAGGCCTTCCCATCCGGAAATAGGCAGATCCTGTCGGGCCAGCCTGAACTGCCAGAAGTCCACTTTTCACACAATCCTCCATGCAGCCGGACCTCATTTCGTAACTGCTGCTCGATATTTTTTTCTCTCATACCTGCCTCCCATCATGAATTTCAAAAAGTGCAGGTCGTGATGGTCGCCCCTAAAAACCCCTATATAAGATTTTTTATAAAATTCTCTCTATAGCGACTTTTATATATAGACATTCACGACCTTCACTTTTACTGTTTTTATTTTCTGAAACACTTTTCTATTGACCTTCACGACCTGCATCAATGACAAAAATTAACAAACACTTCTGCGATTGACCTACACGCACTGCACCTTAGGAAAGAAAATCCTGACCGTCCTTCAGCTTCAGGCCCAACACCAGAACTCCTTTATTTGTCTTAGTTTTAGAAAAACCTGCCTTAGCCATAGCGCCATAGAAGTCTGTTGTGCTGCGAATATACTCTCCGGACAATGTGCAGTAAGCCCGGTATGACTGATACAGCTCTCCTGATTTTTCTTTTAATCCTTGCCCTGTCTCGCAATACTCGTCTATAAACTGTCCAAGCCAGTCGTTATCCTCGCGGTAAGCTTCAACCGCATCTTTCACAATCTGCGGTTCCTCAATTCTGAAATCCTCTGCGATCGCCTTCATGGCACCTTCGATAATCCAGCTCATGATATAGGGCCCGGCCTTAGCAAACAGGTAGTCAGCATAATTCTTGATGTCAGATTTTCCGGTAATCTTTGCATTGAATGGAATAACCACCAGCCTGCGCCAGATCCCATCGTCATTCGCACCGACCTTAGGCAGGTGATTGGTATAAAGGACCAGCGTATGTGATGGCACGAACGCGAATGGATCCTTATACTTTTTCTCTGCCTGGATCTCGTCGGTCGAGCAGAGTTGCTTTACTGTAGCTGTGTTCAGGCGCATGCCTTCCTCCATCTCGGACGCAATGATGAGACGCTTGCCCTTGAGCTCTGCCATTTCTGGTTTCACATTTCTCTTACAATTCATGGTCAACGCTTCCGCCGAAATCTTGCCGGCATAATTTCCCATAACGCGATAAACTGTATTCCAGAAAGTCGACTTTCCATTGGCACCTCCGCCATAAGCAATGATCATGTGCTCCTGATAAACCTTTCCAACTGCAGCAACACCGACCGTCTTCTGAACGTAGTCAATCAGGTCGCGGTCGCCACAGAAGAAGAGGTTCAATGCGTCCTCCCAGAGCTGTCTTCCGTCCTGGCCGGGCGACTTCTCTGTAATCTTCGTAATTAGATCTCTCGGATCATGCGGCTGCTCGCCTGCCAAACCCTTTGACATATCAAACGTCGCATACGGTGTATTGATGAGAAACGGGTCCTTATCAAGCTCACTCACATTGATGGAAAGCATCGGCTTAGCCGCATTCTGGAAATTAACAAGGTTCCGGTAGTTCCTACATTTCATAACAAACTTCAAATACGTCTGGGCCCCAATCAACCGGAACAGGATCTTCATCAGCTTGTCCGTGCTGCATGCTTTCTCCAGAGCCTTTCCACCATCACGAACGCTGTTCTTATCAACACCAGCGGCCTCAAGCATATCTTCCGCTGACTGCACTGCGTCTTTTGCATCCTGTAGCTGCAGATCCAGGAACTCCTCTGCGGCGCCGACTGCCATCTGTTTATCTTCACGCCAACAGTCACCATCGAAACGAAGGTAATCTGTCGCACTGGTGTACTTAAGCTCCTCGCCATATTCCCTGGCAAGAATCTTTGCTTCTCCAATGTCGGAGTAGTCTTCCGGCTTTAATGATGTAGAGACAAACTCCTCGTTATACTGATCCGGTGGTACATAGCCTTCCTGGGTAGCGACTTTCTTATTGAAGAAACGAACGGCGCTGTTCCAGATGGTATCAAGCTCTTCTGCATCAAGCGGCGGATCACATTTCTTTGAATGCTCCAGATAGACTTCCTTTGCTTTGTCTGTATCGCCATAGCGCTTTAAGACCCTGCCTGCAAAGAGGCTCATGGTCTTGTTCCGGCTTCCTTCCTGAATGACTCCACTGCTTGTTTCTTGGCCTTCCGGATCATTTCCGTAATCCTCCGCTTCCAGCAGATCATCCATATCCAGCCAGCCTTCATGCCAGTAAATCTCATCCTGCGATACTTTATTTCCAAACAGGAATCTGGCTGCGTCCAGCGCATTATCATCAAAAAACGGAAATTTCTTCTGGAGCGCCTTTTTCATATCCCCATACTGATCCGGGTTTGTAAACTCACTGACCTCGGCTAACAGATGGAATCTGGGCCTCGGAGATTTGCTCTCTTTCCAGTCGTTGTTATGGCGGCTCGGTGTTGTAGCAAATGAGATGTCCGAGAAGATTCCTTCTCCCAGACTCTCAGGTGTAATCCAGTCGTCAGGATTATCTGAATGGTCATTGTCACAGTCCCAGACACCGAGCGAGGACTTTATGAAGTTATCCTTGCTGCGATAATCATTCTTATAGGTAGCGCAGACATGGTCATTTGAGACAGCGTCTGCAAGCTGCGCCGGATCACGTGCGACGACCTTATTCGGATAGCTGCAGTTTCCCGCATCCCCGGTGCAGTTCGCAGTGAATAATTCAAATTGCATTACACTCTTCCTCCTTAGAACTCTCCGTAAAGTACCGGGTCTTCATGCCAAGCATCCTGGCCTGGTCGATCTCTGCCTGCATGCCACTTGTGATGTTCTGTCCAAACACCCAAAGTTGATCGCAGCGCCTAAGGAACACCAGGTCCATATAGAGCGCCTGCCCTCGTTCGCTGTCTTCCTTCATATACATAGGAAGAAGCAGATGTGGCGCAAATGGAATCGCTCCCGCATCAACTGCGTACCTGCTGTACCGCTTTGCGTTCTCTGTCCCTGCAATGCGGTCTCCGGAAAATGGTGAACAGATGTAAACGACCGGACGGTCCTTATTTAAAAATTCCATTCTTTTCACCTCGCTTTCAAAATGTCGAAGGACAATTCCTTCTAATTCTCTAAGGAGGTTTTCTTTCCGTTTTTCCGGTCCTTCAAAGAAAAAAGCAAAAAAAATATATCCGAGCCTGAATCGCTTCCTTTTTATAAGCGAAACAAGGCCCGGATATTTTTTGTAAATCGGCCGGAAAAGTATATCTTGCCAGCCCTTAGAAAGTTAGGAAACAGCGAAGTGATCCTCCGGAAAAGAAAAAAATTGTAGAAGCCCGGAAAAAGCTCTCGCAGAACCCCTTAGAAAGTTAGGAAGGCAAGAGAGGCCTTTCGGAAAGCGAGGTCAAAAGATGAATACCGCAACAAAAGACATAGCCAGCCTGGCAGACAAAACCGATGAAGAGCTGATTGACACGTTGATCGCCATCAGCGTCATAGCCAAGCGGCTGGCAGACAACCTGAGACAACAGATTCAGACAAAGGAGACTAAATAACATGAATGAAAAGAAAGATTTATCTGCAATTCTTGACGAAATTATCACAAGTGGTGACGAAATCATTAAATCCGGTAAGCGCATTCTTACCTGTGCCGAAGTGGTAATCAAAGCACTTAAGGAAATGAAAGCACTCTGCACCACAACAACCGAACCGGCACTTTCCGAAAAGCCAAAACCGGTATCACTCCCTGATAAGGAAACAGCGGCGATGGAGTACACCTTCGCAGACGTCCGCGGCATTATGGCCGGTCTTGCTGGCAAAGGGAAAAAAACCGAAGCCAGATCGCTTCTTCAGAAATACGGTGTAAGTCGCTTAAGTGATCTGGATGAGAAAAACTATGCAGCTATAGCTGAGGAAGCGAAGGTGATCGCGAATGGCTAAGCACGCATTTCTCTCCGCTTCCGCATCACACAGGTGGCTGAACTGCCCGCCTTCCGCAAAGCTCTGCGAGAGCATCCAGGATCAGAGCAGTCCCTACGCCCAGGAAGGTACCGACTGTCATGAGCTCTGTGCCTACCTGGTAGAAAAAGCGCTGGGGCACGATGTGCGGGACCCCACTGAGGGATTGTCATTCTACAACGCAGAAATGCAGAACTGCGCAGAGGAATATTGCGAGTACGTTCTACAGCAGTTGGAAGCCGCAAAGCAGTACTGCCCCGACCCGATGATATTCATCGAGCAGAAGCTGGATTTTTCCCACTGGGTTGAGAACGGATTCGGCACTGGCGACTGTGTCATTCTGGCAGACAAGGTTCTGCAGATCATTGATTACAAGCATGGTCTCGGCGTCCTGGTGGAAGCAGAAAACAACAGTCAAATGATGTGCTATGCGCTCGGAGCCCTGGAAGCCTTCGGTGATCTCTATGACATCGACCAGGTAACCATGACGATTTTCCAGCCAAGGCGTGACAACATCTCAACCTGGAGCATCAGCAAATCAGACCTCTTAAATTGGGCTGACACGGTGCTTTCTCCCACAGCAAAGCTGGCCTACGAGGGTAAGGGCGAATTTAAAGCCGGTGATCACTGTCAGTTCTGCAAAGTGAAAGCAACCTGCCGTAAGCGTGCTGAATACAACCTGGAACTGGCACAGTATGACTTCGTAATGCCAGACACCCTGGATGAACTTGAGATCGCATCAATCCTCAGCAAGGTAGATCAGCTGATTGCATGGGGCAATGACATCAAGGATTATGCCCTTACAAAAGCACAATCCGGTACACATTTTGAAGGCTGGAAAGTTGTCGAAGGCAGGTCTAACCGAAAATACACCGACGAGGCTACTGTAGCAACGGCCGTCAAGAACGCCGGCTACGATCCTTATGAGCAGAAACTTCTCGGCATTACCGCAATGAGCACTCTGCTTGGAAAGACACAATTTGAAGAGCTCCTGGGTGGGCTCATATACAAACCACCCGGAAAACCAGCACTTGTTCCGGAATCTGACAAGAGACCGGCAGTGAATACAGCAGCAGACGATTTTAATGACAATGGAGGAAAAGAAAATGTCTAATAAGATTCAGAACCCTACGAAAGTTATCACAGGCGTAAACGCACGCTTCAGCTATGCAAATGTATGGGACCCCAAGTCCATCAATGGCGGCAGCCCGAAGTACAGCGTTTCACTTATCATCCCGAAGTCCGACACGGTTACCCTGAATAAAGTTCAGGCCGCAATCCAGGCAGCTTATGAGGAAGGCGAGGCCAAGCTTAAGGGAAATGGCAAGGCCGTACCTGCACTTGATACCATCAAGACTCCACTTCGCGATGGTGACAAGGAGCGTCCTGGCGATCCTGCCTATGAGAACAGCTATTTCATCAATGCGAACTCCGGTACCGCGCCTGGAATCGTAGATGCAGACCGTAACCCAATCCTGGACAGGTCCGAGATTTACAGTGGTGTCTACGGCAGAGCCAGCATTAACCTGTACGCTTTCAACAGTAATGGCAACCGTGGTATTGCCTGTGGCCTGAACAATCTTCAGAAGATCCGCGATGGTGAACCTCTCGGCGGCAAGTCCAGAGCCGAGGATGACTTTGATACCGATACTGACGACGACTTTTTAAGCTAATAGGAGGTGCCACATGCAGGAAGTATATCAGCAGGTACTTGTGACCTGCACGACAATCAACGTAATTATCTGCCTCGGGGCCCTGTTCGGTTGGATTTCGATAAAGGTCAGCGACCACAGAGAAAAAAAGCGCAAAGAACGTGAAAAGAACGAGCATGCGGATAAGGCCACTGCTCAACAGTGACAAACCAGATACGGACGGAGACTTCCTCCGTCCGTATCATTAATTAAGGATGGTGACAATATTGGAAAAAATAAGAACTCTCTCGCTGGATCTTGAAACCTACAGTGACGTGGATCTCGCCAAGGCAGGTGTCTACAAATATGCCGAATCTCCTAATTTTGAAATCTTACTTCTGGGTGTTTCAGTTAACGATGACCCGGTTGAAGTATATGATCTTGCATCGGGCGACAGCGTCCCTGATGAGCTTATTACGGCGATTGCAGATGATTATGTTATCAAATGGAGCTTCAATGCTTCCTTCGAACGCATCTGCTTATCATCATGGCTGCTCAGACATTATCCACAGTACCTTGATAATACGGGCAATGGATTCACTCCCTGCCGGTATAGCATTCCAGAGGACACAGTCGGCAACTATTTAAATCCCGTTTCCTGGCGCTGCAGCATGGTTCTGGCAGCATATAACGGATTGCCACAGTCCCTCGAACAGGTCGGTGCGATCCTTGGTCTTGACCAGCAGAAACTCAAAGAAGGGAAGGACCTGATCCGCTTTTTCTGTGTTCCGTGCAAGCCTACAAAAGCGAACAACGGCAGGACCCGCAATCTTCCAGAGCACGCTCCTGATAAATGGGGCCTCTTCAAATTTTATAATCAGCGCGATGTCGAAGTTGAAATGCAGATCCATAAACGCCTGCAAAACTATCCGGTGCCGGACATTGTTTGGAATGAGTACCACATATCCGAAGAGATCAACGACCGTGGTATCCTAATCGACCGGCAGCTTGTTGATAACGCCATCCGAATGAGCGAGACTACCCAGGAACATCTGTCTGAGAAAATGAAGAATAAGACCGGTCTGGATAACCCAAACTCCATCACACAGCTTAAAGGCTGGCTTTCGGATAACGATGTAGAAACCGACAGTCTCGGTAAGAAAGACGTCGCCAAACTGATACCAGAAGCCCCCGATGAGGTAGCCGAAGTTCTGCGTCTCCGTCAGCAGTCTTCAAAGAGTTCAATTAAAAAATATGTTGCGATGGATACTGCCGCCTGCAACGATAACCGTTGCCGTGGTATGTTTCGCTTCTATGGTGCAAACCGTACCGGTCGCTTTGCCGGCCGCATTGTACAGTTACAAAATCTCTATCGGAATTCCATGCCAGATCTTTCTGAAGCACGTGAGCTTGTCCGTCAGGGCGACTATGAAGCGCTAAATATGCTTTATGACAATATCCCCGACGTGCTCAGTCAGCTAATCCGGACCAGCTTCATTCCAAAACTCGGATATAAATATGTGGTATCCGACTTCTCCGCAATCGAGGCCAGGGTGCTGTCCTTCCTGGCCGGCGAACAATGGCGGATGAATGTCTTTGCCAACAACGGTGACATTTATTGTGAGAGCGCGTCGCACATGTTTGGTGTCCCGGTCGTCAAGCACGGCACCAACGGCGAGCTCCGGCAAAAAGGCAAGATCGCAGAACTCGCGCTCGGCTACGGTGGCAGCGTAGGTGCCCTGAAAGCAATGGGTGCCATTGACATGGGCCTTTCCGAAGATGAGCTGCCATGCCTGGTGGAGTCCTGGCGAAACTCAAACCCCAATATTGTCCAATACTGGTGGGACATCGACAATGCTGCAAAGACAACCATCAAGCAGCGCATCACAACAAAGGTTGGCTTGGTAGCCTTTCACTGGAAAAGCGGCATGCTCTTTGCCGAACTACCATCCGGTAGGCACTTATCATACGTAAAACCCAGGATCGGTGAGAATCAGTTCGGCGGCGAAAGCATCACCTATATGGGAAATGACAGCACCAAGCACTGGTCACGGATTGAAAGTTATGGCCCCAAAATCGTGGAGAATCTGGTTCAGGCTATCAGCCGCGATATCCTATGCTACAGCATGCAAACCCTATCCCACTGTTTTATTGTTGGGCATGTGCATGATGAACTGATCCTCGAATGCAGTCCAGACATGAACTACCACGTAATCTGTGAACAGATGGGAAGAACTCCTTCCTGGATACCTGGTTTGCTGCTCCGGGCCGATGGATACGAATGTGATTTTTATCAGAAAGACTGAATGCAAAAGCGGCACGGTCGCTCTCACAAGAGAGTTTCCGTGCCGCTCTTTTTATTGCTTATGCTTCACCTTAGCGATCTCTGTACCAGATTTTCTTTGCGATCATCTGCGCTTTTTTAACGTAAGCGTATGCCTGGGTTTTCTCTTTACCAAGATCAACTTTATCAAGAATCTCGCCCTTGTTGTAACCCTGGGCCAGCAGACTGATAATACGTCCATACATCGGGTCCTGCTTATTCAACTCTCCGAGCAGCATTTCAAATGCCATCTCCAAAAACGCATTATCTTCGTTTTCTGTCGTACCAGTTGGATCATAGCCCTTCCTGTCATCGTCTTCGGCAGCCTCAAGCATGTCCTCGATTGAGTCAAGCTCATCCCATTCTGTCTTCTGATACTTTTTCAGGTACCGGGTCGTCTGAGCTTTGAAATAGGCCATTGACGACTCCATTTCATCTACGTTAATTGGAATAAAAGCGACCGGGACAGTCCTGCCATGCTTGTAGTGCCAGGTCTCGATGTTTTTCCAGTCCAGACCGAGTGTCTTCAGGTATGGTTTGAAATCGTCGTTGACGACCACTGGTGCCAGAACCTCGCCCTCACGAAGAGGAGCATTGTTGAACGGGTGACGATTGCTAAAGTCTGAATAATAATTATCTTTCTCTGCCATTTCGGCTTGCCTCCGTAGATTTCCACGGAGGAGCCTTTCCGGCAGCTCTTGCTTAGATTTGTACTGACCATCGAAACATCCTCCGTCTCGTTGGCCAGCCGCTCATCAATCTGGATGTTCACTTTTACGTTGCTCGCTGAGGCCCGATGAACGGTACCGGACGTCTCCGGTGGGCCCTCAGCGATAGGCATAAAAGTTGATGTTCAAATAAACGCGAATACTCTGCACAACATCCTTTACGAGCGGCCAACTCGATCCGGCGCCGGCAGATTTTCATTAGCAGGGAAGACCCTGCCCGGTGTTCTAAGATGAATCGAAATACATACAATTTCCTCCCTTGATTGACTCTGATTTGCTGTAACTATGGCTATACTACCGAAGATCTTTCAGATCGTCGCGGAACTCCCAGTTCCGGTTTTAGGCATGAAAAAAGGGCCCTGCAGCCGCGTCTGTTTGACGCTAACCACAGGGCCCTCAAAATGCCGTAATATTTGTCGTTTTCGACCGGAACCACCAGTTCCGGTTTTATACAATTTTCTTTGAAATTTTTTTATTTTTGTTCCTCCGGTATGGCATTTTCATCCAAATCCAGTATCTTACTCTCATCTCCCCATGCCTGATACCCACGAGCTTTGAGCTTTTCGTTAATATAACTGAGTGGTTCTGGATAGTGACGTTCAATCAGAGTTCTATAATAAAGCCCCTCTTTGGTAGCCGGATACCCGCCACCTTTCCTGACAAAGTCCTCGCTAAGATATGGATGCAGATGCATCGCAATTGCTAATGCATATACTGTGTTCCGTTGAACATTTTGATCGCCTTTTCGAAGTGCCCGAATATACCGTTCAGACAGTCCGGTCCGGAAGCTCATGATCTCGTTTGTCAGCTTTTCTTCTTTTTTTAAGCGATTCATATGAGCATCGAATGTACCCCAGAATGTTCCTGGCAGCGGCGCGAGAATCTCGGCAAGACGCTCGCTCTCGTCATCATAACCCTTCAAGCCGAGAGCTTCTGCTTCTACATCTTTATTGACCGAATAGTCGATTGTCCTGGTTTCTTTAAAATCAGCGACATTGACTTCTTTGCTAAAGTAACACTGGTCATAGTACTCTGCAATTGCATCGTTCTGCGTATAGTTCCGTGTGAATATAAGGCAGCAAAGATCTACATGGCCAAGGGCAAAGTCAGTCAGTTTGTATCCCTGCGGATATGACGGATCGCCGGTTTTTATAACATATAGTGGATTGTTAATTACAACAACGTGTCCCGTATATACGAAGCGTTTGCTGTCGATCAACTCTGCAAAATGGGAATCCTCTTTATAAAGCCTGGCCGCGTTTTTACTGTCCAATATAAATGTTTGGTGATCGCCAAGAACGTCTGGATTAAAGCTAAACGGTGAGCGCTCATGACCATCAACTCGAAGGAATGCACCTTCCGCTTGTTTGTACCCCAGTTGAAGCGCCCGTAACTTGGCTTCATACTTTGTAACATCAAAAACGCCTGCAATCTGACGGAGCGCCCGCTCCATCACTTCACCTTCTGTACCACCATAAAGCTCTCGCTGTTCCTGGAGCATATCAGTAAAATACTTATTGAATATACGCCGCGGCATCAAGTACCTTGGAGCAAGTGCATTTGCCTGCCACTCCGCCCACCATCGTACCTTTGCAACGCCTTCCAGACCTTCCGGAGATTTTACAGTCGGATTTGATTCACAGAAAAGCGTCTTCTCATCCTGATTCAACAATGCAAGAATTTCGAAGAATTTTTCATGCCTGTCCCAGTGCACAATTTCATGGGCAATCGTATCCGGCTTACTTCCGTAACCATTAATGAAATAGTAATCATGGCTGATCAGCATTGTGCCTGGGTCTATCTTACGCTTTATCTGGCGCCGTTCGGGATAATGCATTCCCGGCTCCTGAACAAAGTCGTCAATAACCGCTTCTACCTCTCGAAAATACATTCTTCCCATTTCGCCTTGTGGAAGCTCGGCATCATACCAAGTCAGATCCAACTCCTGCAGCATCTTCTTCAAAGGTGAGTTCCAACCGTCATAAATATCATCGCCCAGCCAAAACTCTGTGAAATCGTCTGCTATATCCTCCAGTTGATCAGAATACACATACTGGAGGAAGAACTCGTCCAGCGCGTGATTCTTATCGAACTTCGCCGGGTGATATGTATCGGTTGCCAGCACTTCAACATCATGAAGGCCTTTGCATAAGTTCGCCTGAAGATATACTGTAAACCATTGTGACTGTCTACTCGCTTCATATCTTGTCGTACCGAGGCCTGCGGATACAACGTCTGCCTTAACGTGAACATCGACTTGAATTCTGGGGCCAATATCATCGCGACAAGTCAGGCTACATACCTGGATATTGTCTGAATCTGTTTTTAGAAGTGAGTAAACGTTATACGCATGAAAGCCCTGCCCATCATAACTGGTCGCCAAAAAACTATCGATAGCCTCTTTCAGAAGCTGGTAATAATTCCGTTGTATGTATTCTTTAAAATCCTTATATGCCAATCAACACCGCCTCCCGCACTTAGTCTTACATGCATCAACTACCAGCACGTCAGCCGGCAGCCAGTTTACAGAGTCGAGCTCCTCAACTGTCAGCCATTTGGCAGCTTCATGTTCTTTCAGTACAAGATCTCCGGAAGCCACGGTACATATGAAGCACCGCATTGAAAGATGGAATTCCGGATAATCATACTCAACCACGGTCAGCAAATTGCCGACCGTGATCTCCGTATCAAGTTCTTCTTCAATTTCTCGTTTCAGGGCCTGTTGAGGAGTCTCGCCCTGCTCGATCTTGCCGCCAGGGAATTCCCAGCCATCTTTAAATTCACCGTAGCCTCGCTGGGTGGCGAAGATTTTATCTCCATCTTGTATGATTGCTGCTACGACCTTCACTGTCTTCATCAATAATATTCCTCGATGTAGCTGTATGCTTTATCAAAGACTTCCTTATCCTTAATCTTGTACTTCACCCACACAACACTACGAAGGGCTTTCTTGACTTCCTGACGGCCGCTGGTTGTATTCTGCCATCCATCAAACCGCACGATCTTTACAATGTCATCAATATCAGTGACAATCCGCTCGACGATGATCGGAGTACTTGAGTTCTTGACACCGTTGAAAAGTTCCGTCAGTGCCGCCTTACCTTTATCGATTTCTTCTTCAGGCACAACTTCCTTTTCTGCCTGAGCAGCCTCCTTGGCCAGCTCCAACAGCATTTTAAGGAATTCGATACTGTTTATAAGGCCTTGCTCATGCTGCTCACGGAGCTTCTCCAGTTTGTCACCAAGTTTCATGAACTTCGGATCGTCGCCGTGTTTTTGTATCTTTGCAACAAGATCGATTTCTACTTTCTTAGCTGCGTTTCTTGCACCATTATGCTTTTCAATAAACGCATCTATCAACTCTGCGTCCAGGGACAGAATCTCTTCGTCCTCATGAACTTCACCGACATCCATGTTGGAGTTTACAATCTCCATTGTCTTGGCGCCGAGAGCCGCCCAGATGAGGCCGCCGCCACCATTCGTCGGCTTCACAGATTCAAATACTTTTGACAGCCAAACATAATCGGCCTGAATCGGATTGAGCATCGGGTCTGGAGATACCGCATTCCAGGCACGGTTAAGGACCTGATAATCTGCTGCAAATTTATCCTTCAATGCGTTTGTCGGAATACATTCCTGTGCAGCCATAAGACCTTCCCAACCTTCAACAGTACGATCGACGCCCATAAAATAGCTGAGACACTTACGAAGCAGTGCAGGAATCTGTTTCTTGACCTCTTCGATGTTGGAAATAACCTTCTTCATGCTGCCTTCATCAAAATCCAAAGCCTTCGCAACGTTATCAAATATCCCAATATAATCAACAATCAGACCATGTGTCTTTCCGTCATCATAAGTACGGTTTGTACGGCAGATTGCCTGCAGAAGCGTATGGTCCTTCATCGGCTTATCCAGATACATAACCTGCAGGATCGGTGCATCGAATCCAGTGAGCAGCTTTGCCGTAACAATCACAATCTTCAACGGATCATTAGGGTCTCTAAAACGATCGAGAATCTTCGCTTCTTCATCTTTGGAACGATGGTATGCTTTATATTCATCAGCCTTGTCATCATTTGTATCCATGACAATAGTGGAGCATTCCGGCCCCAGGATCTTATCCAACTCATTTTTATACTTGATGCAGCAAGGACGATCATAAACAACAACCTGTGCCTTATAGCCATTTGGATTAATCTTATCAGTAAAGTGTTTTGCAATATGGGCACAGACTTTATGAATTCGCTGCGGGTTATACATGATAGCCTGCATATTCACACGCTTGGAAAGCTCTGCCTTATCCGAATCAGAAAGGGTGTCGGTCAAAACATCAAACTCGCGATCCATCGTGTCACGGTCTACTCTCAGGTCGATCGGAACCGGCTCAAAGTTGAGCGGCAATGTAGCATGGTCACGAATAGAATCCGAGAAGGAATACTTGCTCATGTAACCACTACGGTCCTCGCTTGCTCCAAATGTGGCAAACGTGTTCTTATCAATACGATTGATAGGTGTACCAGTCATGCCGAAGAAGAATGCGTTAGGGAGTGCTGTACGCATTTTAATGCCTAAGTCGCCCTCCTGCGTTCTATGACATTCGTCAACCATGACAAT